GCCCGCACCAATCAGCAGTACACGCAGCACCTTGGTTGATGCGCCCAGTGTGAAATTACCGGAGCTGGTGAACTCGGTTGTTTTTGATGCGGATGCGGAGCTAAGCCCGCCCAGAGATGCTCCTTTTGTTGCTTCCATATATTCACCTCAAATCGGTTATATCAAACAACAGTTCCAGATTCGTTTACCCAAGAGGTACCCGTGTACCAAATGGCCTTTCCGTTTGCTGATATTGTTGTATCAAGGTACATCAATCCTGAATCAATCGACGAAACAGACGGCCTGTTCGCTGTTGTGTCCTTTTTTACTCCGAACTGACTAACCATTCGCCATGTTGCTGAACCAAGGTACGATCCGGATGTGCAAACATATACCCAGCCACCACCAAACGCCGGAGTTGGCTTAACCCACCGATCACCAACAAACCCCTCACTCGGGGTATTCTCCGAAAGAACCTCCCTGATGCTGCGGTAATTGATGTTGCTCATGGAGAATGCGTCGCCATTGATTACGAGCGCCTTTGAACCAACATGCGTACCGGACAGATTCAATGTTGTTGATGATGACGATGACGCGCTGAAATAGAACCCAGTGCTCACTACGGATGAGAAATCACCCCCGTCTACTACCACTTTTGCGTACGACGAAGAATTTCCGCCTACGCGAATTGCATGATCCACCCCTCCATAAACGTTGTTTCTAAGAATCCATTCGTTGCTTGCGCTGTTCGCCTTGGTGTCAACAGAGGCGTAGCATCTGGGATCAAACCAGCACCCATCAACGGTGATTGAATTCAGGTATGGAGATGTATTGAATGTTGAAGAATTGCTGAATAGCAGGTATTCGCCAGACGCAATTGGCAGCGACCCTTGGTAGTTGATCTCGAACCTGCATCCTGTGAATGTTACAGAAGAATCCCTTGTTGTGTTGTACAGGTACAAGCCGGCGACAACACCAGTATCCTCGGTGTAGTTCAGCAAGAACGTGGTATTGCTGAACCGAGACCCACTTGCCAGCAAGTTGAATCGTAGATGCTCGGTTACTTCTCCGTATGTACCTGTAACGAAATCACATCCGCTGGCAATGACCCGGCAATTCTCAAGAATAAACCTGCTTTTTGTTTTTATTCCCGTCAGCAAATACATTGCATCGTGGTCTACGCGCCCAGACAGCTCAAGAATATCAACGGACGAGTTACTGATTGATATTGTTGATGCGCTGAATGGATTGTTTGCATCGAGCTCAGTCTCAATCCTCGATCCGATAAAATCAGAGATTACGGTTGTTTGCGGAGCGCGCGAAAACTGAATATCAGACCGGCTCCTTGTCCTGTTTTCAGAAGAACACCCAATTACAGAGTACCGGTAAACACCGCCTTTCCCGCTGTTATTGAATATGTCGGCGGCAGGGTCTGTGACGGTGACATTCTCAAACCTGACATCCTGGCATGATCCTCCTACATCAATTGCTATACGGAATGTATGGGAATGCTGATACGCCGTGCTTGGTGACGGAGATGCTGATCCCGTAGCATTGTTGTCAATGAAAATATCGCGGACCTCTATCCGGTCAATTGCGTCGGCTCCGTCAGTCGCGAAGCGAAAAACGGTGCTGTAATCAGTTTCGATTTGCCCATCATTAACCCTGATTATCGAGTCATGACCATCTCCGAACATGACAAACCGAGATCCTGTCGGCATATCAAGCCTTGTCATTGACTTCGTATCCGTCAGAAAGCATCCAGCCGGGATGTACATTGGAACATTGTTGTCAATGGCATAGTCAAACGCGGCTTTCATGGCGGCTGTATCATCGGCATATCCATCGCCTATCCCACCAAAAAACCTCACATTCGCCGTTTCCATTCCTGCGCGGATCCATCGTCCGGTAGTTACATCGGTAATCTTGAACACAGACCCGCCGTCGTCATCTGCAGTGGATTCTTCGTCCCAATAGAAGAACCCGCCGCCAAATGGCACCGTGTCAGCAGAATAGTTCGACGCATAGACATAGCGACCAACATCGCTTGTAAGGCCTCGAAGACCTGTTGCATAGGCAATTCCATATACACGGCGAGACAGGAGAACATCCGATGGAGGCTCGTTATCGGTATCCTGGAGTTTGATAGCCTCCGCCGGCATCAGGAACACCTTGCTATAAACAGGAACTCCTTCGCTATCAAACACCCTCGCCCGGTGATATGTGCTGATGTCGTCAAACTTTAACTGGAAGTCGCACAGCCCATCATCATCGGTGGCTTGCTCTATCCGGTACAACTCATCAACAGGAGGGTACTGATCTGCTGCAGTAGCGCGCAGCCGGTCAACAACCACACGAACAGATGCCAAGACACCAAGCCCGAGGTCGTCAGTGGAAACGGATAGCGTGTAGTTCGTCATGTAGCCTCACATGAATCGCGCCTTCGCGCGAATCCTCTTGTTGTCGGTAAGCCCTCTTGCGGCCTTATCGGCAGCATCAGACACACCAGCTTTGAATAATTGTGCGTGATACCCGGCCAACTCCGGATTGCTCCACGGTACGCCTGGCATTGCCATGAGCCTAGCAAGAGCACCAGACGCGACAGGATCAAGGAACCGCTCAAAGATTTCCTCATCGACTCCGCCTGATGCCTGCGAAGGGCGAATTGCGGCAAGGATGCGGACAGCAACAATCTCCTGCGGGACAGGGTTCAAGATGATTGTTGCCTCATTTGGCAGCAGGTATCGCGATGGCGGCCCTTCCAAGTCGCGCCAGTAGTTGGCCTCTGAATCCAGGTCTTCCTGCCGTGCGGCGTCAATCAGGCGTCCTCCGCAGCGAACATTCAGTATTGCCGAGACAACGGTATCCGCCGGTGGCGACAGATCGTATTCATCGTCGCCGACAACAGTGTTGAATGGGTCAAGGTTTACTCGCAGGTAGCGCGACGACCTGCAAAACTCTATACATGCCTGCCTAACCGCCAACAGGATCATCGGTGACGGGCAGTCTTGAACATGCGGCTGAATGTGGTCCAGCCATTGCGTGTAGGCAACATTCGTCACTTGATGTCCCTCCGTGCAGCCATCGCGGAGTCACCACCAGACTTGAGCCCAAGAAGCGTTTGGAACGCAGAAAACTGAGCCTGAGCGGCTTGATAGTTGGGGCTGGACTCGTCGTCTCCTCCCAGCAGCCGGTAAAGCATGAATGCCTCGACAGCCGGGGCAAAGAAGTCATCTACCGGGAATGTGTCGCTGGTGGCGGTAATGTCGGTCAATTTCTTGACGTAGGTCAGCAGCACGCCGATGGTTGGTGTTGTTGCAACGGGAGGATAAACCCAAAACTCACGAGGAACCCGATCATCGTAGGCGTATTCGCGGATCTCGGATTGTCCCGTGGCGCCGTGCCACGTCGGCATCGAGGAATCAAGCGTGTCCATTGATACGCGGCGAACTGCGCGGCCAATAGACGACAGCCCGCTCTCTCCGGCATTGCGAATGATGCGCAGCAATCGCGTTCCGTCAGCAGGGATTGATTGCTGCGTCCCCTGCGAAAGAAGCCTTACAGCAGTCGTTGCGGAGGCGTCAGGGCGAACAGAAACAAGGGCGCGCAGGGCGTCGTTGAGCGCAGGAATCAGGTGCGTAGAATCAGACCACGTTGCCGCAGACGGATCGTTTAACGTGTACCGAACCTGAGTCAGGACCACCGAGCATTGCATGACGCGCCCTCATGGAGTTACTTCTGCATGTTGATCAGCTGATCGGCTTCGGCCTGAGCCTGCTTGACGCATTCAGCCAGAGCCATGCGGATCATGCTGTTTGACGTTTCACGGGCAACAGCAACCTCAATGTCAAACTCCTTCTTCAGCAAGTCCGCGATGGCCGACTTGCTGTTGGCCGGAACCTGCAATACATCGCGGGCAAACGCAGCCAGGAACTTTCCGTCAACGTCATTGGGGTTGACCAGATGCAGATTGTCAAACTTGTCCGCATACGGATCAGCCTTTTCGTCGGCGCTGGGGCTGTCATCTTCAGCGACTTCAGCCCCATAAACGCGATACCCTTCCGTGATGGCCAACAGCCGCCCCAGATAGGGCGAGCCGTCGGGGATTTCACAGACATGAGGCGCGTCAATGTCGTCGGACTCCGGCTTGAAATGGAACTTCGTCACTTTCGGAGGGTAGCCAAACTCAATGACCGAGCCACCCTTCCGCTTTATCAAGCTCTCGACTTTCATGGCGTGATTACTCCACCTTCTGCTTCGGGCGGGCGCGGATCAGCACAGCCATCTTGGCGTTGGCTGCGATGTTCGTGCCGGAGCTGGTGGTGATTTCCACGCCAACGGCCTGCTCGCTGGTGCTGACGGCATAACCGGTGCTGCCAACGGTGTCCGTGCGCTTGATGGCGGCCGTCGCCAGCGAACCGGTGGCGATAACAACGGACGACACAGCGGTCGGGCTGTCAACGCTATCGAGAATGCCAACGCATCCCGCGCAACTGGCGCCGCAGGCGGCAGTATCCAGCACAATATCGGTGATGGCGTACCCTGCGGGCAGGCGCGCCATGCGGATAATGTCGTTATCCGCAAGCGTGGTATTGGAGGAAGGGGACCAGTAAGCGCGAAACACGATTTCACCACCGGCGGTGGTGTTGGTCGGGATCGGCTCCTGGAACTGCTGAGACGTGTAAACGGTCATGTCAATTCTCCGGTGAGAACAGGGCTATGAACCTTACGCCGGTTAGGCGTTCGGGTCCACGGCGTAGGTGTCGATGGCGATGCTGCTGACGTTCTTGGAATTGAACATCGGCCGCTTCACGTTCATGATCGTGTTGGTGGAAATCACCAGACGGTTGTTGTCAACGTCGGTGTACTTTTCCTCCCAGCCAAAGCGCAGGCCGTCGCCGGGCGAACCGAAGGCGGCAACCAGAGCCTGACGACCCATCAGGGACGCACGAGCAGCGGCGAGGTTTGCACCGGCGCCGTAATCGCTGAACTTGATGATCTTGTTGTGCTTGTGCAGGATGGCGCCGCGATACTCGCCCAGAGCGCCGTTCACGATCGGGGACTTGTTGCCCAGATTGGTGGCCAGCGACTTCTGGATGTCCAGCCAGCCACCAGTGCCGGTAGCGGTACGCAGGGCATGTTCCTGGAAGTCGTGCATCACGATCACGAAGTATTCGCGATTGCCCATCTTCAGGGGAACAACACGCTGGATGTCGGTCACGCCGCCGCCCATGGTGTTGGCCTTGGTAATCACCTTGTCCAGCACAGCCAGGCTCATGCCGTCGGAATTGGCGATGGTGGCCTTGGAGGTGGCCGAGCCGCCATAAACGATGTGGCTGGAGTCTGGAGCGGTAAGGCTGTTACCGGCGTAACCGGTGAACGTGGTCGGCTCGATGAAGTCGTCATTGACGCCGCGTGCGCCGGCCAAGTGCATGAAGCTGATCTCGTCGAACAGACGGGACCACCAGTCCTGCAGTTTTTCCTTGGCGATAGCGCCCAGCTCGTTGACAGTGCGCTTGCGGGTCATGCGGCCGCCAGCGTCAACGGCGTGACGGATCTGGGTGACGGTGATGCTGTCGCTGTAGGAGCGCAGAGCCTCGGCGTTGCCTTCGAGGTTGTCATCTTCCAGCGTGGGGCGGCCCTTCAGCTGCACATACAGGTCGTAATTGACCGTATCGCCATCGTCCTTTTCGAGGTCGGTGACAAGCTGCATGGGGGTGTTGGGGGTGCGGCTCTTGGAACCGGCCGCCATGAAGGTCGAACCCCAATAGGATCCGAAAATGGCGTCATTGAACAGGGCACCAGCAAACAGCTTTTTGGTTTGCGCGTTGCTAGTCCCGATGGTGGTCTGGCCCATCTTGAGTACCTCTCACTGAGTTATCGGTGAGGCACTCTTGCGCCAGTTGGCCGGGACTATTCCCTGCCACTCGAATTATCGCATCAGAGCGGATTTCCACCCTGATCTTGCGACCCTTGCGCTCAAGAATTGAAATGCGGTGGTCGCCTACCATAATCGTACCACCGATTTCAACGTCTCGAAACAATTTTGTTTGCTTTGCCATGGGTTTACCCTGCCAAGCTGTCCATGAATGCGTCCTTCTGCGCCTGCGACAGCTTGCTGTAGGCTTCCTCGTAGGCTGGGCCGGACAAGTTCATCAAATGCGCAAACGGGCTGTCATCGTTATTAGGCAGGGCTGCCTGCATCTGCCCCAGCGTCGGAGGGATGTCCGGTGCGGGCTTGGGCGTGTTCTTCGCGGCAGGGTATGGCTTGGATGCGGGCTTATGCTTCTCCAGGCCAGTCATGGCGCGATAGGTATCCGCAGCAATGCGGATGATCTCGGCCGGTTCCTTGTCGGCGTTCTGCTTCAGGCCGACCGCGAACGCAATCGCCTGCTTCAGGCCTTCGTGATGCTCGCCGGCATTGAAGATGTCGTTTCCGGACTCAGCCAGAAAGTTGGTCGCCGCCTGATACCACGGATCTGACTGGACAGAGGCCTGCTCGACAGCAATTTCCGACTGCGACAGCGCGGCTTGCGCCGTGGCCAGCTTGCCCTCAATGGCCTCGATGTCACGCATCGCTCGCCGGTATTCGATATCGTACTTCGCCTGATTGATTTCTCCGTTTTCCAGCTGGTCGCCCAGCGCGATAGCCTTTTCCTCGGCGGCCTTGAGCTCGGCCTCAATGCCGGTGACGGCTTCGGCGTGACTGGTCAGGATGGCCGACAGTTCTTCTTCGCTGGGAAGCGCGTTTTCTTCGGCTTCTTCCTTCCCTTCAGCGCCCTGCTCGACATCTGCGGCAGGATCAGGGGCGTACTCCTCGCCCTTCTCGATGGCATCCATCAGCTTCTTGTATTCGGCCATACCTTCCTGCTCGGCGGGCGTGAAGTCGCCCTCCATGGTTGTATCCTCGGCCGCCTTGGTGGCTGTCTGGTCCAGGTTTTCGATTTCGTTTACTTGCTCAGTCATTGCATTGCTCCGGTCGGACTCAAAATGCGGTTGATATTGCTTAGCAGGTCATCAACGATGCCTGCGAGGTTGGGGTTTGTGGATACCAGCCCTGCCGACGACATCGCGTCTTGCAGGGCTTGCATCTTGTCGCGGATAGCTTGTGCCGCCTGAGCGTCCGCGCCTGCGTGCGCCTTGGCTGCGTCGGCTTCCAGCTTGGAAATCTCGGCAAGTATCTTGCGATTGGTCATCTCGGCCTGGCGTTGCTGCTCCTGCTGCTGCTGTTGCTCGCGCTGCTGGCGCTGCTCGGGCGGCTCGTCAGGATCCGGAGTGCCACTGACACGGCGCATCTGCGCCAGAATCTCGGCCTTGTTCGGCAGGTCGGTCAAATCTACAGCCATTTCGACCATGGCCATGCCCATCATCGGGTTGCCGGTGTGCTGCGCTACCTGCCCGGCCACTTGGAGCAATTGCTCGGCCAGCGAGGCACGGACCGTTGTCCGGTAATCCTGCCTGTCCACGATGAAGTCGGACTTGCTGCGGGTGATGTCCGTCTCGGGGTCGCCGCTGTTGACGCTCACAAACTCGGGGCGGCCACGCTCGCCAGTGATGCGGAACTGCATCGGCTCGGTGTAGAACTGCTCGCACAAGGACAGGGCCAATTCGCCCTCCAGCTGCATGGCCAGCGAATTGGACTCGAACAGGTTGGTGGTGATGATCGTGCCCTGCTCCTGCCGCGCCTGAATGGCGATGCCGGATGTCGCATTGGTTTGCAGGCCCAGGTTCTCGCCGGTAACGCCGGAGACCTGCCGGATGTAGGCGGAATCCTGCATCCCAAACTCGACGTGCGAGGCGGCCAGTTGCACGTTGTCCTGAACCTCCAGCTTGCTGCCGCGCTTTACCTTGATGATCGAGTCTGGGCGCGAAACCTCCTCCTCCAACTCGTTCCATTTCTCGACGGCATCATCGTCTGCAATCACGCGCCGGGTGGACAGCATGAACAGCGCCTTGTTGCGCCGCTTGTTCAGGTCGTCCTGCGGATCGCGCATGGAGCGGATAACGCCATAGGCATCGCCGTCACGGTCGTCGATGAACGCGATGCGGGGTACATACGGGAACCGGTTGTGCTGATACGGACTGAGGCCGGAGTGCAGGATATGGTTGCGCGTGATGATAGCGACGTGCATTTGCGAGCGGATGCTGTCCACAGGTTCAACCATTCCCATCTGGACGGCCTGAATGTGGCGGGGATCCTGCGGGTTGAATACAGCTCCGACCAGTGCGCCTTCGCCGCGAAGAACCTTGACGCGGGTTGTCTTGCGATACCAGACCTCCCACAGGCGTACAGCCATGCGGCCATCACCGTAGCGCATCCGGTTCAGGGACAGCGCACCACTGGCGCCGACTGAGGTTCCTGCGACCATGTAGGCCTCGTTCTGGACCTCCTGCTCCAGATCATCGCGCTCCTGGCACTCGGCTTCGATCATGGCGCCCTTTTCCGGGAACCATGCCGTTGCCTCCTCCTTGTCCACGATGCGGGTCCGGATGACATAGCGGGCGTCACTCATGTCGCTGCGCCGGCTGGTGCTATCGCGGATGATCTCGCGCCAATGGACATCCTCGATGCAGACGCGCCAGTCTCCGGAGAACGGGTCCGGCCGGTAGGCGACCTCGGTCCAGCCACAGCCTACCTTGACCATCTGCTCAAACGCCGCCGAACGCTTCCATTGGGCGTTGTTCACGTCCTCGATGTAGCGGATCAGCTTGGTCTTGCGGATGGCGGGCTCTACATCATCTTCGGAGCGAGGCGCGATGCGCCAGTTGAAACGTGATCGTTTCTCAGCGCCGGTAATCCACAGGATAGCGGGCTTGATCTCGTTGAATTGCAGGAAGGACTGCCCACGGTCCTCAAGCTCCTTGACCTCCTCCTCGCTCAGGCCCATGTATTGCCGGTCGTCGAAGTAGTCAGCATCCAGCGCCATCTGGGCGCGTGATTTCGCCTGCAACCATGTCTCGCGGTCGATAATGCTGCGTAGCCAGCACAACAGGTCGTAATCGCCTTCCTTCTGCGTCGGCAGTACCTGCCGGTTATCGCCCGGCGCGGGCTGCATTTCGTTCATCGCGCATCCACCAGAGTTTTACCGTTGACCTTAATGACAAGCTCCTGAAGCCCGGCCTGCCGCATCATGTTGTCGTGTTCTGCCTGGCCGTCATCGGGCGGGAACGCCACCAGCTCGTCGATGTGATTCAGCAAAATGTCGCCACACAGCCGAACGTCGTGCTTGTTGGGCGAGCCATACATGGCCGTGGCGATGTCATGGCACAGCAGCACGAACTGATCCGGCTCACGGGCGCGCCATGCCTCGGAGCGCGGGAAGTAGTAGGACTTACCGAACCCGAATTGCCGCTTGCCGAACACCAGGAAGGCGTCCTTGTTGCCGTCCAGCGTGGCATTGACCAGAAACGCGCGCAGGTCGGCCTTGCCCTGCACTTCACGGAAATTGGTGCCCAGCGTCAGGCCTGTTGCGGCGGCAGTCATTGCAGTTCCTCGGTGCTGATTTCGTCCGGATCCGCCTTCTGGATCACCAGCGCGGGCTTGAGGCCGATCTTGATCGTGATTTCGGGGATGAACGGCATGGCGGCCAGCGTGGAGCAGCCGGAGAGCATCATCAGGATGACCAGGTAGCCGATGGCGTGGTAATTGCGCTTCACGTTCTTCTCCAGTTCGCCGATCCCCGGCGCTTTTGCATGAAATTCTTCCCGGCGTCGCGCTTGGCGTCGGAGTGAGCGGTTTGCCCAAGTTGCCGCAGCGCATCAGCCGCTTCGGAGTGCCCACCGGTCTTGTCCGGCTCATCACTCCAGCAGCCCATGCGGTCGTTCCATTTCTTGCGGTAGGCGGAAATGTGCGCGAGGCCTGCCTTGCAATGCGTCTCGTCGAACACCAGCGTCGGGAATATGTCGCGGGTCTGCTGGATGCCCCAATTCACGTCCTGGATGCGGTCCACCGTGGCAAACCGCTGGCCGGGCATCAGTTCCTCCAGCATCTGGCGCGGGCTGATGTTGCGGTTCTGGCCCTGCCGGACATGATCGGCGTCGTGCGGCAGGTGGTGCGTGCCGAACACCACGCCCAGAGACTGCAGCCACTGCGCGGCATGGCTGTAGGGCTCTCCCCATGCCTCATAGAAGCGGACCAGCCGGTTTTCGCCACCAAGGCGCTGGACAACCCATATCGCGGTTCCATCGCTGTTGCCGATGTCCCAATAGGTGTTGCAGGGCACGTTTGGTAGTAGCGGAACAGAGGCCTTGATGCGCCCCTCCTTGCGCGCGGCCGTCAATTGCTTCGTGAAGTAGCAGCCCTCGGTGCTGACCTGGAAGGCTTCTTCCGGGAAGCTGGGGTATTCCTGCCACATCTTTTCATCTTCGCCGGAGAATTCGCTGTCTCGCGTGGCGACGTACCAGGCCTTCTGCCGGTCGGTCAGCTTGACGCCGGTAATGCCTTCGACCTGAACGAAATACTCCTCGTCCTGCTCCGTCAGCAGGACGCCATCCGGATCAATCTGGTAGCCCGGCTCCTGCCACCACGGGAAAAAGTGAAATCTGTAGTCTTTCACGGATAGCTTTTTCCCGGATTCAGCCGCAGCCATCGCGGCCTGCGTGATCTTGTAGAACGCGCCATCCCGACCTTCCGCCGTGGACTCGATGACCAGCACCCCGGTAGACGGAACTGCCGGGATCGAGCCGGTGATGACTTCCGCCGCCTTGTCCGGGTACTTCGCGCAGATTTTCCCAAACTCGGATATGTGCAGCCGGTGGATGGTCCCGGAGCGCATCGAGGTCGCCACCCGGATGCTGCTGTTGTTGTGCCCGAACACCAGCGTCGAGGCATTGTTGGCCTTCAGCGGCATCATTTGGCGCAGCGCCTCTGGCAACTGGTCGTATGCGAATTTCACCTTGTCCCGGAACAGGGACTCGGCGGCCTCGCGGTCCTGGGCGATGATCCCGCAGCGCACGTTTTCGCAGAACAGCGCGGTGTCCAGCCACAGGATGCAGATCAGCGTGGAAAAACCGAGTTGCCGGGCTTTCAGGATCACATTGCGATGCCACAGCCGGCGGATGAACTTGCGCTGCGCCCGGTTGGGGCGGAACGGCATTACCAGCCCTTCCTCGTCCTTGTCGCCCTTGATGATGATCTTGTACAGGTAGCCGCTGAACAGCCGCCATTCCGGATCTGCCAGACAACGGGCCATTTCCTCGTCCGTTGTCGGGATCAGCCAGTCGTCACCCCTCCGCGTCGTCATCTGCGCCTGCGTCCTCGTGGACAATCGGCAGGGTGTTGCCCTGGATCGCCTTGGCGATAGCCTGCAATGCGTTGTCCTGCGGCGTCGGCGCGGGCGTGATGTCGAATGCCTCGCGCTCCAGGTAGATCAGGTGCTTCAGGGTTTCAGCCAACTTTTTCAGGCTGTCGATGCGCTGGGGCGTGGCGATGACCTTCTTGTAGATGTCGTTCAGCTTGTCCACACCCTTGTCGTCGGGCGCGTGCATCAATTCTCCCAGCTGATCAAACAGTTCGGTGTCGCCGGTCTGCGCCTCCAGTTCTTGCAGCAACCGCTCCACCAG